AGAAGACCTTAGGCGTTTCGGCTCTAGGGCGTTTGTGTGCAGTGAATGCATTTTCACGATCGGTTTCATAAACTTCATCAACGTCGGGTCTAGAACCTAGATAAGTGAAACGACCTGTGTGATTCCATTCCTGAAACGCTGCTTTTGCTTGTGCTGCGCTGGTGGCTTTGACTTGAGTGCTGTATGACTTGCCAGGTTTGCTAGGATCTTTATAAGCAACTGTGTAAGTGGTGGCGCCTTGCGTCTCGCCCATGGATTGTTTGCCAGCGCCTTTGCGCAATATCTCAAAGTCCATGGCATCTAGTTTGCCGTTTTGATTTTTATCCAATTTCTTTTGGCCGCCACTGAGTGCGTTCTTCATTGCTTCAGCAGCAACGTCGCCCAGCATTTCGTCAACTTCTTTTTTGGCGCCGGCTATCTTGTCAGCAAAAGTAATTTTGTTTTTAGGGGGTGCCAATGCAGCAAATGCTACCTTGTCTACACCTTCGTCGAGTTCAACCTCCCACTCGCTGTCTTTCCATATAGCAGGATCTTCATTGTAAGCTGCTGTTTCTTTAGCTTCGTCGCGACTTAGATAATTTGGTGCGCCCATCAGCCATTGTATTTTATCATGTAGCTCGTCGTAATCATTGCCTTCTTCTAATTGGCCAGCTTTCTTCATCTTCTGGAATTGTGCGCCGGCAATCTTTTGACCCTTTTCGCCGCCACCGGCTTTCTTGGCCAAGGCTGCAAAGCCGGTTGTGGCATTGTTGTGCTTGCCCATGTCACGCTCATTCAGCTGTGCAGATTCAGGGCGGGCAGCAATGCCATCTAGTTTTTTGTTTAGGTTGTGAAAAAAGCTCATTGTATTATCCTCTTGGGTTGTAACCAGTTGCTGGCCGTGGTGGACGCTTGACCGAGGTCATTGGGCTCTTGTTGCCCATTGGTAAACTGTTTGTGGTCACAGCAGGTGGTGTCTTGCCACCAGCCACTGTGAATTCACTGCGATAGGTATTCTTCAACACTGCATGATCCATCGGTGCAGCCGAGTAGTCCTTGTACAAGGCCTTTTGTTCAGCGTCCGGAGCAGGGTAAGGAGAATTTAGTAAATCTTTGTTTTGTGCTTCTACATCAGCAGTGAGTTTTTCATTGCTGTTTTCATATGGCACAGTCAACATACGCACACGATTTGGATCAAGGCCCAGCAATTGTGCTATCTGTTGTATCTGTGGTTCAATGGCTGGATAGCGAAACTCCACATCCATGTGTGTGCAACTTTCGTTGTCAAACGCTGGAAAGTCTGCCAACTTGGCCATAACCGGCGTTGTTTTTGGTGCAGAAATTTTAACAATGTCAAACTGTTGAAGTTTTTCTTCAAGAGCTCGAACAAAGTCTTTGGGAGTATCACCGGCGATTTTAATGCGGTAGTTGTATACTCTTTCGTTTTCTAACAAATATTCTCTGAAGTGTTTCATGTTTGATCCCTATATGATATTTATGCAGGTTTATTCTTTTGATCCCGTGTGCCAATCAAGCGCTCAAGTAAATCATTGCGGCTCAGCACTTGTCCTTCGGCAGTTGCAGCAGGGTCGTCATCGTCGTCGTGACCAGCAGCTTTTTCCTTGTCAAGATCCAGTTTGGCTTTTTGTAACTGCAACTGAATCATCTTTAATTTCTTGTTCATCTTGGCTGTTTTGGCAGTGAGTGCATGACCCAGCATGGCACCGGCCACAGCAAATATTTCGCTGGCATAACGACTGTCCACCTGCATGCCAAGATCCATTAGATCGTCGAATGTTTCTGTTGCTTTGACAGCCAAATCATCCATTTCTTTATCGCTGGTTTCAAGGTCGCGGATGCCGGGCAGGGCTGCATCAATTTTGTCAATGGCCGAATCAATTTCTGTTATGCTGTATTGTGTGGCCGCAATGTCTGTCACAGTTTCATCTGTGTCAGCGGTGCCGGATGGCAAATCAAAAAGCTCTTCAAGTTTTCTCGTCATGCCGTATTTACCGCATCTACGGTTTAGGGTAGCTTATTTTCCGCCGTTCCTGAACATGTCGTCTTCAGTAATGACACGGAACTTCAAGCCGTTACGGTTGCACCACTTGGTGGCCTGGTCCCATTTGGCATAGTTGATAGCAACTACCATACGATCTCGGTTGCTCATTTTGCTTTCAATTACGCTTTGTTTCTTGGGTTTGATTTCAACCACTTCAGCAATCAGGGTGTTTTGCCGTGTTCTATAGGTGATCAAAAAGTCCGGAACATATATGCTTTGTTTGCCAGTGATGGGATTACGATAGGGTATCTGAATTGATTCACTGGCCCATTGCATCACATGGTCGTTGTTGTCGAGAAATTGCATAAATGACAACTCCCAGCCCGATCTATAACGCGGAACACCCTTGCCCACATACTTGGCGGCATTTTTAACGGTGTAGGGACCTTGTGCAAACTTGCTCATGCTCGGACATTGCGGGCTGCATAGTAGTTTGGCTGCACCGGCTGTGACACACCCAACAAAGTGCTGTTGCTGCGCAGGTTATTGAGATAGTACGCAATGGTTATATCTAATTCTGCTGGACCGCTGGCTGTTTGTATCTGTGCCAGCAAGGTCATGGCAGATATGCCTTGTTGGTTAGCAACTCTGAATATGGCAGTTGCAAAATTTCTTGCTGCTTCTCGTGTGGTGTAGATTGATTCAAAATACGAACTCACAGCGTCCCATTCATTCACAGGAACAACCGATTCAAATCCGTAAAATTCGTCAAACACACGAACTGTGAGATCTATGTTGTAGTTGGTATCGTTAATGGTGCCCATTATCGTGGTGCCTTGGGAAATATTTGACTGTTGACTGAATTTGCAGCAGCTCTAACTGCGCCGGGCAAGCTGTTGCGCAACACATCTTGTTGTACTGTTTTGGCATCGTTTCTTACCAAATCGCCAATGGAGTTCTTTTTCAATGTGGCATTCACATTGAGAGCTTTTTGTACTCCGCCCAACACATTGGCAAGACTTCCGTTGCCAGAGGCCAAGGCTTGAATATCTTCCATTATACCCACTCCAGCATCAAGCAGTCCGCCTTGACCCAACACAGTGGCCTGACTGCCGGGCCGTGCCAACGAACTTCTAATTTGATCATAATAATTTGGATCAGCAAACCCAACCACATTGGTATCTGGTCGTGCTGCACCAATGGCACCAGAATAATATTTTACAGTTTCATAATCTATTGTGACAGTGTGTGTCATTGTGCCGTTGCCTTGACTGTAGTCGTAGGTGTCGTGGCGCCAGTCGGTGATCATGGGATTTATCAACACATACGCAGCAAACTTGTGTTGATTTAGGCCGTAAATTTTAATGTCTTTAAAAAATGCAGGTTTTCCAGCGCCAGTGAATGTGCCGTCTGAATATGATTCGCCAGCGTAGCCCCAGTCGTTCACAAAACGATTGCTGTAGGTATCGCTGGCGTTGTAACTGAATCCTGCAGGTGTTGTTTGTAAATCGCCACTGTTGCCATTGGTGTTGGGAACACCTTCGTACTTGTTCACTGGATCTTTGTAGTAATAGTTAAAATAAGTGTACCACAAATTACGAATTAGGTCGCCGCCGTCATCGTTGAATGTTATTTGAATGGGCTGATATTTAATTTTACTTTGTACCAGGCGCTTACGATTGTATTGATTCAGTGTGTCAACACTGATTTGATAACTGGGCAGGTCGACTGTTTTGACAGATAATCCTATGCTGGCAACATTGCCGTTGCCCAACAGTTGTTGTACGCCGGGTATTTGTGGATTCAGATTGAAATATGTATGGAACAGAAACTTGAGCCGAGGCGCAAGTTCGTAGCCATTCGTGCGAAAGGTTTTACTAGCGTGGGTATAATCTCTTAACCCGTTGTCGCCAATAAAACCTTTGAGAAAATCTTGTCCAAAACTCATTAGAGTCCAGTAGTTACGCCAGTAGCAACGTCTCCTGCTCGACCAACCAATGTGCCTGCTGAACCAACACCGCCACCAACAACTTGATTGGCATTGTCAAATGTGATCGACAATCCAATGGTCATTGCTTCACTGGAAGCATAGTTGGCGTCGTTGTAGTTTACTTCTTTCAGGTAGCAACCGTACAGTTCCCATGATTCAAGAACCACTGGTTGTACAGCACCGTTGCCGCCGTCCAGCACTTCAAATTTGGTAATGAACTTGTAGTCAATACCAGCACTGGCGCTGGCCATTTCCATAAAGTCCAGTTGTTTCTGTAGCTGTTCGCCCACAAGTTTTTGTACATTTGCGCCAGCATCATCACGCAGATTGCAGGTGATATCATTCCATGAATGCTTGCCAGCCAGCTTGATTGTGGAATTGTAAATTGGCAAATCAATTTGTGCA